CATAACAGATTTTATTACTAATTTTGCATTGCCAATAAACAATAAAAAGACACTTATCACCCAGTGCCGGGGAAATATCCTCGGTGGGTGACAAGTGTCTTTTTGCTTGTCTAATTGTTTATTGGCGTAAACAAGAGAGTGCCGGGGACTTTTTATACTCCCGTCCCCGAAGGAGTAAACATTACTTTTTCAGCCTGTACACAAACCTCCCGAATCCTATAAGGATACAAACGACCACGGCCACGAGCGCAAATCCCCCATAGTGCAGCTTCGTTTCCTCCCACCAGGAAAGCTTGCGTTCCACCACCTTTTCCAACGACTGTCCATCCACCTTTTCCATCAACGAATCAATCCTGTGCGAAAGCCGCAGGTAATCCGCCATGGCCTTCTCCTCCAGTTCCGACATCTCCCGGTCACTCCGGTCAACGCTCGTGTGGCTCTCACGTTCCTTATACTGCCTCCCGCAAGAATCCGGTGCCGACCATACCACCATCCGGTTCTCCACCTTCAAGTCCGAAAAACGCTCCATTGTCTGCCGGGCGGCACGCGACAACTCCATGCGCAGGCTGTCCACGGTATCCTCAAAAGAAGAACTGTGTCCCGCATAATCCACCGTACGCTCCGTTTCCAAATGCTTTGAACCGGCACATCCGCACATGGCAAACAACGACAGCCCCACCACGAGCCAGAACACCGGCACCATCAGCCAAGGCCAAAACACCCTAAAAAATCTATTCATATCCATACCGTTGTTAATTTATAAAACCAACGCACGTGCCAACATCCAGATACCAAAAGCCAACACGAGGAAGACCAACCAAGGCGGCAAGCCCTTCCCGTCGCCCCCTCCCCCGTCGTCAAGCATCGGCCAGTATTCATCACTCATTCTCATGTTCACGCGATATTAAAGAACCTGTCAGCCTCCCATTTCCTCCGCTTCACTAGTCCGTCAAGCTTCCGCTTCTTCCCGGCCACCGTGGCATACACCCACCTCATGAACTCCGCACGCACCTCCACATCCGGGGCGCAAGCCCGTATCTTCTTCAAAAGTGTGGAACCGGCCAACGCGTCGCACCCAAGGTTGTACGCGAAGTCCACCAATGCGTCGAACTTGTTCTGACGCTCCGTCACGCCTAATTTGTCCACGAATGCCTCATACTCCGCCAAGTCACGCCTGAGCTGCCGTTCCGCCTCGCCCTCCGTCATCTTGTCGCCACGCTTCACGCCAACCGTATGTCCGTAGCCTATCGTCCACACGCCCGCCGGGCACTTGTAAGCCGTGCCACGGAAACCCTCGAACCTCTTTATCGCCTCAATCAATGTGTTGCTCGCTTTCATATCTACATTTTTTTGTTTAACTTTGCCATCGCCTCCCGTGAGGGACGCCCGAAGAACTAATATGTTTTTCATGGTATTATATTTAAGTTTAACAGGGGGAGGCGGCGTGCCTCCCTTTTTATTTCTTTTCCTTATCCTTTGCTTCCTGCCGCTCCTGTTCCACACGCTCCATGATGGGTTTCCAATAAGATGGAAGCATACGGGTAAATTCCAACCTTACCGCATGGTAGACGATACGCAGGGCGATATTCGTCGGATGAACCTTTATCAGGTTTTTCACCGCATTCTGGACGTAAACGTACATGAACACATACGTCAGCGATTTGATGACGATAATGGCAGCCTCACCGTCACCGCACTGTGACATCACCGTGAAGAGGAAGCAGATTATCACCACGTAAAGAACCAGTTCGGCCAAGGCGTTCTTGAACTTTCCGAAAGAAAAGTTCTCGCAACAAGCAAAGCTGACCCCGTCCGCCTTCATGCCGGCATAGATGTTGAATGCAAAGGCCAACACCAAAGCCAACAAGAATCCTTTCGTCGGGGTGTAATACGCCAGTACCGGACTGATGGCCGATGCCGACACCATGCGCAAATGTTCCCAATCTGTTCTCATAAACCAATCATTTGTCATTTATAAACTTTCACAACTCTTGCACAACTATTTTTAGTCAGGTGTTGCATGAAACGTATATATTCCTACAAGGTTGCATATATCATTAGTATATTCACAGTCATATTCATATATTGTTCCATTAACTTGGTAAGATAAATACCTCATTTCAGCTTCATAATAAACGGTACAAGGAGCTATGCACAATTCAGAGTCATCCCTTATATATAAAAGATATACTCCTCTGGATGTAAATTCCAATCATTTGTTAGTTTCCCAACTATATCCGTTACATCTTCGCCCCCGTCTTCCGCAGGGGGCGACTGCGGATAGGCTCCTTGTTCGCCCGCGCCGCGTCTATCCCTATCCACATGTCCATCAGGCAGGCCAGCCCTAAGCACGAGGCAGCCGAAGACCACCGACATGCCGCCGCGCAAGTCCTTCACTATGAAACCGAAATACTTATCCATGGCCATCTTCCTTTAATCAGTACACCGCTTTCTTCAACTCTGCGACCTCCCCGCGCAACGCCTCCACCTCGGCCATGAGTTCCGCCACGCCACTTTCCTCCAAAGCCACCGGCATGCCCGATTTGGCCGAAACCAATGAGATTTTCTTCCATGCCGTCGTGCTGTCAGGCACCTTCCCCATGAAAGAACGGTGGTATATGTTGCCATCCGAACTGAAACCCAACTGGTGGTAATAATTTCCCGCGTTCGTGTGCAACGTCAACACCCCGTTGGCATTGCTTCCATGCGGGAAAAGTCCTGCCGTGCTCGCCAATACGTCCGAATCGAAATACACGCCAGGTATTGCACTCGTCCGCGTAATGATTCCATTCGTAGACCCGCCCGAAGCGTTCATGTTCTTGATCCGAAGCTCCGAGCCGCTCCAATACACCTTCCCGTTGAACACGATGCAATCCGAGTCGGTCGCAAAGAACAACGCCTGCGGGTTGGACCCCGTCAATGACAAAGCCTGCGCCTGCGTCTTGCTCGCGTACACCTCCAAAATCTTCCCCGTGGGGGAGGATGCAAGGGGGACAATGCCGCCTTGCTCCCGGTCTTCCGAATCAATCACTTTCTCGTCCATAAGCCATGACTATTTGATGGTAAGGGCGGCTTTTATCGAGTCGGCTATCGACTTGGCAGAGTTCGCCGTGTTCGTTGTCGTAGTCAGCTTGTCATTCAGGGCTTTTCCTTGTGCTGCCGATAGTGCCTTCGCCGTGTCCGTGGAAGTCAGGCTGTTCACCACGTCGCTTTTGTTCAGCTTGGCATCCACCTGCGACTTCAACGCCTTTCCCTGGGCAGCCGAAAGCGCGGCATCCGTGAGGTCGCTCGTCAGGCTGTTGATGACCTCCGTCTTGTCCGACAACAGCACGAGGTCACCGTCCTTGCATACATAAACGCCCTTAAAAGAACCTGCCGAAGGCATCACGTACACCTTGCCCTCTATCGGCTTCCTGGCCAAGCCGTCACTTCCGGCAAGTTCGGCATATTGCTTGGCCTTGTTACTGTCATCGGCAATGGACCAGTTGTTATAATACGTACTGTCAATACGGTAACACAACTGTTTCATGTCTTTCAGGTAGACCAGGCTTCCCCCTGCCTTCGTGGACGATGCCTGCTGCACCGTCTGCGTGCCCCCCACAATCTGGTCGAGCAGCACCGGGACGCAAGCCTCCTGCACCGTAATGATGCGCTTTGTCACGTTCGTGCTAGCCACCGTGTTGCCAGCTGCCACCTCCTTCACGTCTATGTAATCGTCCACCACCTCGCTCCGCTTCACCTGTGCGTCGTTCGTCACGTTCGACAGCCCCACCTGGGCCTTCGTCACCCCGTGCGGGTTGCTCTTGTTCCCCGTGTGCGAGGTCAGCTCCGACTTCGTGGCATAAGTTTTTGCCGCGTCGGCCGCCTTCAGGAACACCGACAAGTCCACCGTGCCCCCCAGGGCGTCCCAGTTGTCGTCGTTGTGGTCACTGGCCGAAGTGTTCGTCACGCATACCACGTTCGTCCCCGCCGGGTACTTCTTGCCACCCAACGTGAACTCGGCCGTCACGTTCCACGTGTCGCCCTTCACCGCGTTCGTCAGCGCGAGCACATCGGCAATGGTCGCTTTCGTCCCCATTACCTTATACACGCTGCCCAGTTTCGAGTTGATGGCATTGTTCATCTCTTCCATTGTAGGAAGCGCGTCCACCAACGCCTTCAACGCCTTTCCCTGCGCCGCGCTCAAAGCCTTGTTCGTGCTCCCGTCCGTCAGGTTGTTGATGATTTCGACTAAATTATAAACCACACCATTGAACACGATACGGTGCGTGTCCGTGGTGAAACACATCGCACCCGGCTTGCTCGACGCCAAAGCCTTCGCATCCGCCTCATTCTTCGAGGCATATACTTCAAATACCTGTCCTACACTTGTTGCCATAATCGTAAATAGTTAAAAGTTAATTATATAAAAACATAGAATAAAAAAAACTCACTGAATCACCACCAGGCCGCCACCTCCACCTTGCGTCTGGTTGCGGGATATGATATAAGTGTCGCCCGAGCTTTTGATTTCCCAACCCTCGTAAGCCTCATTCATACCGTAGGAAAATGAAAAATAGTTGTCCGAGCTTCCCGTTACGATGTACGTACGCTCGTTCTGGTCATCGCGGATGACCATCGTTTCCCCGGCCCTTATGCTGTCCCACACGATTTCCGTCAGCCCGAAAGCGTCCAAGTCATCCTGCGTCCGACCGCTGCCGATTTTTTCCTGAAGGGTACCGAAGTCGAAAGCCGCATAGGGATGCTCTGTCGTACCGCCGCCCATGCTGAACGTCTTCCACGCGCCCCAACGCCCCTCAGCCTCCCGGTTCATGTCATAAAACCGGTGGTAAAGCATCGGTTTGCCGTCAACGTGCGTGCGCCCACTGAGACTGTGCACAATGCCCCCCTCCAAGTCCGACACGTCCGTCAGCAATACCTGTTCCATGCCGTGCTGTCCCCAACTGTCGCAGAACACCATCATTATGCCTGTCACCTGCCCGGCATCGTTCGTCACAGAATAGCATCCTCCCTTGCGCGTGCGCATAATCTCAAGGCAGGAACGCGGGTCACCATCCTTGACACCCATCGACAAGTCTGTTTCCGGCACACGAGGGGCATCCGTCAAGGAATTCCACGCTCCCCACGTCCCATTCTCGCGTACCCTCCACAAGACGCTGTACACATCCGAGCTGCGCGTCAGCCCCTTGTACGTATTGGCACCACCTGCATACACCGGCGACAACCGCCCCCGCACCGACTGCAACCACATATCCTCCGCATAATTTACCGGGACGTTCTCCACCGTGAAAGGGCTGCCATCGTAGTCACCACGGAAGAAACCCGCCTTCTGCTTCCCCGCCTCGCCGGAACCGTGAAGCCCGTCCAACAGCGCGTTCAGACCGCCGTCATCCTCCACGCCGCCCAACCACTTGTGCGGGTCGTGAAGCGCATCGCTGTCCTCTGCCGTGCCTTGCAGGCGATTCAAAAGGTAAGACTTAAACTCGGTGTCAGTGAAACTCAGTAAATCAAGCATTGCACCACCGACCCGGGATGCCGTATTTTCACCGGGCTTACTTGCATCCCGGATTTGTTCTATTTCTTGTCTTATCTCTTCTATATCCATATTTCAGTCTCCTATGATTCTAAATTTAATCCGGTTTGCTTTTACTTTACCGATACCTCGGTACAATGGATATTTATCTTTGTTTTCAGAAAGAAATAACACGCATTCATGAAGGTATTTATCCGCAATGGAAAAGGCGTCATTATAAGCTAAAATACGTTCCTTTACGCTTACCTTGTCACTGTAATCATCTTCTTTGAATGTAACCCCAAAACGGGTAACATTTATATCATTGTTTTTTACTATTCTGGCATAAGAATAGTAAGCAAGTGCCCTTTTAAGACCGGAAAATGTATGTTTGTATCCGCATTTATCCTCATACTCACCTCCATTTAATAAATCATCGTACTTTTCAGGATTAGACCTTATATCCATCAAAAGCACGTCACCGAGACTTGATTTCAGGTCTATATCCTCACTTTCGCGGATATAGGTATTAATCTTCTTATCATCTATATGTCCGGATATGGGTCGGGACAAATCTGCAACTTCATTCGTTTTTATCAGATGAACCATTTTGCACATATCTTAATGGGGTTATACTATAATCGTTTGAAAGGTTTACCGGTTCAAACCAATATTTGAAAATACGTGTAATCACCCTTTCTATAAAACGTTGTTGTCGTGACACGATTGAATTGTAATACTCAAAAGCGTCCGACAAAATATCTCCGCTAAACCCGATTTTTCCTTTTCGGATACAATACCATGGCTCCTGTCCGAAAGCGGAATATATACGTTCTGTCACGCTTGAATCTGTGACTTCAAACTCCTTGTCGTAATTTTTGGAATCCATGTTGACAAATTCGGGCTTTTCTTCGTCTGCCTCCACTGTTATTTCGACTATTTTGCCCAAATTCTTGTCCCCTTGAATTTTGGTGAGAGAGTTCATAACTTCGTCATTATCATAATCTATGGATTCACTTCCATCAAGCCCTGTTTGAGTTACAGAATTGGCCTTTTTTGACAGCATGATTGTGGAAGGCATAAAATTGCAGCGGACATTTCTGTATTTTACATTGGAAAGCCCCTCATCAGTGCTCATTTCCGTTGCCACCGTGTCTCCCTTTCCTACCGGATATTCATAGTTCCCGAACAAAGTTATCCAAAGGACTTGTCCTTTATAGTTTTCAATACCTCCGGCATGTTCAATTTGTGCCAAAACTACCTCTTTAATAGGATTGAAGACATCAATGTAGTCTATATTGTCTTTTTTCACTTGGATAGCCTTGCCATTTCTTGTTTTTTTCCCGGTCCAATCAGGATGTATGGCAATTTTTGATATGACACCGTTTTCGTCAGGTTCCGTCAATCGGCAATTTTCAAACGGGACATGGTTCAACTCTACAATTTCCCCAAAAACGTTGTAATTGACATGCAAGGAGATTCCGTTGAACATTGCCATATCCTGACACATCCTGCAATGCACCTCATCCATCGTATCGCCACGCCTGTTGATTACATATTCGGAAAATAATTCATCCTTAAATCCATATCCTTCAATAAAATCAGCGAACCGATCAATACATTCATTCCCGGATGGGCTTGCATGCACGATGTCGCGGAAAGCTTGTGGATACAAGTTGTCTTCTCCGTATGTTTGGATATTCAGAGCCTGGACAAACTTATTGTCAATCCTTGGAGAACTTTTCTTACTGAGTTCTTTTACCTTCATGTCCCGTTTGTTTTTATTCCTCCAATCTGTTTTGTGCCTCCTTTATGTAGGCATTCAGAATTTTTACCCGCATTCCTTTCCCGTCAATCGTGTAACCTTTGTATTTTGCTTTCACACTTTCAACGGTTTCACCATTTTCCAACATTTGGGTCATTTCTTCAATGACTTTCTCTGCATTTCCGTTTTTCCGATTTTCAACACGTTCAATCCAATCGTCAGGTAATACGGAAAAGAACACACGACCCTCCGGATTTGCAGCCAAGTATTTTTCCGCAATTTCATCGGTCAAATTGGCATTGGTGTACATTTCACCACTTCCAAACTCCATTTGAATGAGTGCCCCGTTTTTTAGGCTATACAAACATTTTTCTTTCATCTTACCTTTGCTTCTTAGATATAAATACATTTGTATCACGGCATCGTAATAACAGTCATTACATGAGCTTCTCACGAAATTTCTACCATATACGGCGTAATACAATTCTTCGATTTCTGTTTTATCTGAATGAGCCAAAGGTTTTTTGTCCTTTAGCTCATTCAGTCTGTTCAGGGCTTCCGTCGCATTCATATTACTCAGCTTCCGTGGTTAACGTGTCAATAGCAGCCTTGGTAGCCTCGTAACTTGTCTTGAACAAGAACAATCCCGACTTTGGAGCCTTTGTTTCTTGGAGGGAAACCAACCATCCGCCATCAGTATCTTCCGAATACTTGTCGTTGGTTATTTCGCTTGCCCGAAGTCCCTGGTACCAACCGAACACTTGGAAAGCTGCATCGCCCGGATTCGTTTCCTTGCTCGTTCCCTTATACTTGTTCTCCAGAATGACCACAAAAGAGCCATTGGCCAAACCATTAATGATTTGCTCGCAAGTGTCCGGGTCATTGTTGAAAACCACAAGGTTCACCGTATTGGTGAATGTATTGCGGTAAGTGCCTACGGCCAATGCCACATTGGTGCCCGTAAATGGAGTATTCCCTAATTGTGCACATTTGAAAGCCTTTTTCTTGGACTTCAAAACAAGGGTTTCAATCACATTCTTACGGGTGGTATTAAACGTGGTGGCTGCAAAATCAATATCCGAACGGTTTATGATGATGCCTTCACTCTCCACACCGGGAACAATAGGGTCGTCGCAATTAATCGAAATGTCTCCCTTTAAAAGAATATCACAAATAGCCATGATTCACCTCCTTTTTAATATGCCATTTGGAAAAGGTTGTCTTCTCCGATTAAACATCCCAACTTTCCGGTTGAATAGATGTAATTCATACGGTCTTTCCGGTCAAACCAGATGTCAAGGTCGGAAATCAACTCATTTGCAGGCGTACCGACAAAAAGCTGTTTGGGTGATCCGTACATCGCACGATGGGGAAGGTTCAATTTTGTACCGTCATTCTGGTACGTGCGAATGAATCTATCCCAAATGGATACCCGGTAAATGGGCACGCCATTGTATTCAGCGACATCCAAGCCTTTGAAGACTTGTTCCCAATCCAATATGAGTTTATATTCACGCTTCAAATCCCGTGTCAGTGCGTCCCCGAGAGTTTTTGTGCAGAAGATACCGGCATCGTCCAACAAAGAAATTCTACTATCGGCGTTTTCAAGCAACTCATCGAAAATACCGATTGCTACTCCTGATTCTTTTATCTTGCTTAATTGCAATGCCATGGTTGTTTCTGAATTGGCCGCAATGGTTGTCTTTTGCGCCTCGTTTGCAGTACCGATGGCAAACAACTGCTTCCAAAATCCATTTGTTGTTTTAAACAAATCCACATTTATGCCATTCGTAATTTGTCCGGAGCTGCTGACATTTTTTGCATCTTTGTCACCAAACCAAATGAAACGCCACATCATGTGCTTCATGGCCAAATCGAGAGCCGGAAGAACAATGTCGGCCATGTATTCTGTGGAGGTCAAATCACCGATTTCCGTGCCGGTCTTTAAACAATACTCTGCAATGGTATTGATGAGGTCTGTGTAACACCATTTGAGGGGTATCTGCCAATCACCGATACTCCATTCCTTTTCAGCAAATTCAATCGCTGCGTTCTTATACGTTGGGTTACAGCCGGAACCATTCCAACCCACATCTTCCATTGTTCCAACCCATCCCAATTTGTCGCCGTTATGTACATTTTGCCGTAGGGTGTAGAAACGTTCCAAATCTTCATCGACAAAATTTGTCATAACCAACAGGTCTTTCAAAGACTGGATGGCTCTATTATCAGGAGTTAAACTTTGAAGGTCATCCCATTCAATTCTTTCTTTTGCCATACTCTTTATTTTTTATTTGTTGTATCTTTGTTTGAATTTCTCTCTCTTTTCCGCAAGCATCCGGTCAATTTTGCTATTTGATGTGGAGATATTACTGTCAGGCTTCTTGTTTCCGACTTGCGTACTGCGCAAGGGAGGTGTATAATGGCTTGCAGCCGCTTTTCTTAGCCAAGATTCTCCACCGGCCTTTTCCACCATGGACAAAATACGGATTTCGTCTTCTGATTTTGCGTTGGCGGTTAAGTCGCTTACCTGACGTTCCAATTCTTCAATCCGGCTTTGTAGGGCTTCAACGTCTTCACCACCGCTTCCCGGTTCCTTTATTTCCGTGATTACCCCATCAGTAACGACAACTGTACGACCGTCCTCAAGGACAAATTCACCGTCAGGGGATGCGGTATCGCCTACCTGTATTTCACCCTCTTCACGTTCTACTGTCAACTCTTCACCTGTTGACGTTGTAATTACCATTCCGGAGGCTTCCGGCTTGGATATTCCCAAAGCCACCCCAAGCATCCGGAAAGCTTCTGCCACAGTGGGCTTCTTTTCTTCCTTCTCTTTCATTTCTGTTTTGATTGTTTGATTATTTATAACTGGCTTCTCAACCTTTGCGCTCATTGCAGGCATTACGGAAGATATAAATCCCAATTCTACTGCCTTGTCGCTCCCGAACCATGAACCGGCAATCATTTGTGCTTCTATTTCTTCTTGTGCCTTTCCTGTCCGCTCTACATACAGTGAAAGCATCTTGTTCCGTTCCTGGTTGAGAAAGTTCATTTTCTCTTGTAAACTTCCAATAGTGAGGTCTTCATTGAATGCCCCCTTTGGGCAATATGGCTCATGTATCAGTAATTGTGCGTGCTGATACATTTTTCTCCTTTCAATAGGTGCGGCCAATAATATGACGGTAGCCATTGAAGCGCAAAGCCCTACCACCGTGCAACTGATTTCTTTCCCACTTGCGCGAAGCGCGTCATAAATGGCATATCCTTCAATGCAATCCCCACCGCAAGAATGAAGTTCTACTTCGATGCTGTTGTCATACGGGTCCATCCAAGATAGAAAGCCCTGAATATCGCTGAATGAAACACAATCATCACCGGAAAGCCAGTACCTCATTTTGTCCGCATCGGCTGCAATGTCTTTGTTTATGAATAACTTTGCCATAACATTTAATTTATGGCAAATCTAATAAATATAATTATAATATAATTATTTATAGTGTAATTTCTACTGACACCGTACTGTCAGTAATGCCAAATTTAAAACAAAAAACGGATGGAAAATATCCATCCGTCCAATCGTGAACTTAATTTTTGTATTAATCAAGCAAAGTCCACGTGAAGTAAATCCCAAACTTTAGGTTATGTCAAAACGATAAACGAGGGATTACTCTATACGGTCTGCCGCCGCATTTATTCGCGCTGACAAGTCTTTTAATGCAAGGCGTAACTCCGCTTTCTCGGATTCCGAAAAGCCGCCCTCACCGCCATTGCTGTTTATTCCATCTAATTTTTGGTGCAGCCACGAACGGCTTTTACCGAAATATCTCACGGACAGCCGTGCCCAAGAAATATCCAAAAGGATGTCCGAAAGCGTTTGCTTCATTGTTTCACGTTTAATCATTACTGTCTCCATTTCTTTTTGTTTTAGTGGTTATTTCTTCTGTAAAATCCCCCTTCCCGCTTATAGGGAAGGAAGGGGGAAGTTGATTAGTCTCTTTCAAGAAGTTTCTCGTACAAGCCTTCAATGTACCATTCCAATTCATCGCTTCCATTGGGGTAAGCCTTTTTGTAATTCCTCACCGCATCGATGAACTCGGCTTCTAAATCAGTTAATTTTCTTGTTTCCATCGCTTATCATTTTGACAATACAAAGATAATAAACTTTTGTATATTACGCAAGGGTTTATGGAGAAAAATGAAAAGAAACAGAATATTTTCATATTTCAACGTGCTTTTTCATCCTTTTGACTATCCTAAAAACAGAACGTGATGAAATACTGTACACTTCTGACAAATAGGATGCGATATACTCTTGTTTGTGCCCCTCTTTAGAAAGCCGAGCGTACTCCTGAAACAGTTCAAGGTATCGGATATTTGACAAGTCAATTTTGTTTTTTGCAATTATTTCAATCAAATTCCGGTTAGCGGATAATAATTCGTATGATGTCATGATATGCTTTTATATAGTTCCAATATTCTCAATAACCTTTACCCTGTTGCCTACCGTGTTTATCTCTTCCACGCTGACAACCGGATTCGGCATAGATTGTACTCCTTTGGCCACGGCACGTGCCAACATGTCTTCCCCTATGGCTTGCTCCGCGCTTTGGGTAGCCTGAATAGGCACGCCTCCACCCATGGTGTTGAAAGCCGAAAGGATGGGAGCGAACATACGTGTTGATTGTGCAGTCATTACACTCTCACCATTGGACAGCCTTGCCGGTATGCTGTCACTTGTTTCACTTCCGGTACCAGTGACTAATCCGCCTTTTGCATAGCCACGACGGTTTTCATTGCCATTTCCACCATCTCCACCAATCTTGGCCGACTTGATAGCCTTTATGGCAGATGCCATGCTACTGATGATGGTTGCAGTTGCAGCTGCTACCGCAGCTATAGATTCCCACACGGAGTGTGATTTCCGGAAAGCAAGGCTCGTGGCTTTTGCTATGGCAACACCTTGTTCTATTGCCACCTCCGCAAGGGCGAGAACCTTTGCCGCCGCCACGGCCTTTTTGTTTTCACCGGCCAAGCTTGCAATGGCATCTCCGATTGAGCCATACGTGGCCGCAATGGCTTGTGCTTTTGCTTGGTTTATTTCCACTTCCTTGTCGGCCAACTCCTTTTGTGCGTCCACATATTCATTTTGAAGCTCGATTTTTCTAAGGTTAAATTCTTCTATGCTTTCACCCTCCAACTGGTGCAAGGATTCAAGTTCTTCTTGTTTATGTGCAACTTTGGCTTCCAGTATCGCAATTTCATTTTCTCCGAGTTGTGCCAGCTCCGTTTCATGCCGCAGGCGCATGGCTTCCATTTGCTTGTTCGTGATGTCATTCTCATGCTGCATCCTCAATTCTTCGTCCTTTGCCGCCCATGCCGCCCAAATGGCATCCTTTTCTTCTTGCGTGGCCTGCATGTTGGAAAGCTGCAAATCCCTTTCTTTTGCCAACTCTTCAAGCTTCAGGGCGTATTCCTGTTCACTGCCTTTTTTGACAGCCTGTAATTGGAGGGTGATAAGCTTTTGCCGGTCTTCGATTTGCTTCTGCAACGCCTCATTGTCCAAGGCGGCCATTTCATTGGAAAACTGTTTTTGTTTTGCCATTATTTGTTGGTTGATGGCCTCACGCGCTGCCGGTGTGAGGTTCTTTTCTTCATCCAACCTATTTTTCAGGTCTTCGATTTCACGGGTATAGTTCAACCGGGTTTGTTCCCTTAACTTTTTTTGGTTGTCCGTGACAAGTTTCAGTAATTCGTCCTCAGCCTTTCGGGTTTCTTCAATCTCCACGCGTTTCTGTTCACGTAACTGTTCCAAACGTTTTTTGGCGGCTTCCTGTTGCTTCTTGATTTCTTCATCAGTAAGCGTGTTTGTGTCCGTTGTGGTTGTATCGTTGGCAGAAATGTCCTTTGTGGCCGGATTCTCCACTTTTACAGGAATGGTGACAGGATCTATCTTGTCTTTCATTTCCCGGTTCGTTTCCTCAATCTCTTTTTTAGCTTGGGTAAACTGTTTTTTCAGAACCTCTGTGGTATTGATGGCGAAATCTTCCAACCCACCCGTAAACTCTTCCCAGTCAAACGTAAACACGCCTTTCAATACACGCCCCAATGATTTTAATTGTACTATAAGCAAATTTATCAGGTTGCCCACCGTTTTAAACATGCCGGTAAATATGCCGGAAATGGAATCGCACAATAATCTGAACGCTTCGGATTCCTTATACATGGTTTTGAACCAATTTATAGTATCACTTATGCCGTTGATTATTTTGGCAAGCCCCTCGTTGACAAACACAATGGCTTGCGTTTTCATGCGTTCAAAATCACCTCCTGTCTTGTCGAACAATCCGGAAAGTGCGTTTTGCAGTTCTATCTGTGAATTTAACTGTATCTCTTCCAATTCACCGAGTTCACCGGCTTGTTTCTTGACTTCATCGAGGTTGGTTTCTATCTTTCCCAAGGTCTTGATGTATTCCAGTCCAGCATCCTCACCGGGGCCACCGAAAATATCGGCTATTGCCGTGCCCACTTTTGCAGAGGAGGCCGGAAGCTCATTTAACCGATCAGACACTTTTTTCATTACCTCGAAAGTGGTTGTACTTCCTTCCTGCAATGATTTTTGTACCTCTTCCGATGATATACCGATACCGTCCAATGCTTCTGCAGTGGCCGTTGTCATTTCACGTAAACGGGTATTTGCTTCCTTTATGGTATCCACTCCCTTGTCGGAGAAAATACCTTGTTTGCTTGCATTTGCTGTAATGGCTACAAATTCCTCCGCGCTGATACCCGCCTCTTTGAAATATGCAGGGTATTCTTTCAATGTATCAAGAAACTCACCGTTCGCATCTGCACCGGCCACAAAACCATCCTTTATAATATTCATGGCCTCTTGTGACGTGATGCCGAATTGCTTCGATACCGAGTTAACCGCCTGCAATGTCTCTTTGAAGTCTTTACCGTACATGTCGGCCACGGCCTGAACCTCGTTCCGGTATTCCTTCAGTTCATTGCCCCCAAGTCCGGTGAATTGCTTCGTTAACTTGGTCGCCTCTACAAGCCCCTTGTTGTAATCATAGAACCATTTGAATGCCATCCCGGCACCAACGATACCGGCCAAAGCGAGAAATACAGGATTGGTAAGCAACCCTTTCATGGCGGCTCCCAATGCCTTAATATCCGTGTTTATTTTTTTTAGTCCCTTGGAACCCTCTCCAAGATTCATCAGTGATTCTCCGAATTGGTTGTTAAGTCCGATGGCTTCAAGGATACTGTTTTTATAATTCCCGACATTTCGATAATAACGCCCTGTTTCTTCTTCTGCCTCTTTTAATTCATCCGTAAGGTCGTTGATTTTTCTGGCCAATGCGCCGCCTATCTTTTCGTTTTCACGTTGTTCACGCGATAGTGCATCGTATATGCGTGTTAAATTGGACAATTCCGCACGCATACCACGTAAAGAACCCTCTCGCTCATGGTCAAGTTTAATTTGGTTCTTTACAATTTTTTCAATGTCCCTTATGGTTGACTTATATTCGTCTGATGCTATTTTTGTAGCCGAAATAGCCTTGTTGTATTCCTCTCGTGAAATACGTCCTTCATTTAGTTGCTTCTTCAGTTCGGATTCAGTTTCCTTTACCTTGTCTAATTTTGCACGATATTCGGCGATTTTCTTTATTGCATAGGCATAATTTACTTTTATGTTTAAAACCTTTTCTACTTTGTCTTTTGCCATAGTTTTATAATTTTAGAAGTTTCACATCGCATAAGTTATTATCTCCGGTCTTGATTTCAAGTATTGCGAAATAAGCCCCGTATTGTTTCAAATACACGGGGGTTGTCATATCCAATATCTTCAAATCTACCGGAGACAACTTTACAACCAATTCGAGAACTTTAGACCTGTCTAATAGTTTTTCGTACCCGTTATAATATTTTTCTATCAAAGACGGCCATTCAAGCCCGGCAAATGTCCCTTTGTATGTACCACCGTCCAAAATACGCCTTATAATCCGTGGTTCAACAGTTCGGTACTCGCCACTGCCGTCATTGTTGTATATGTTTATCGGGATATAGGCAAGCCCGCCCCTTTGGTCACTAGCCGCAAAAGGTAAAGTTACCGCCTCACGTTCGTACTCCAAAGTTTTGTTATCTACTTGTATGTTTGCACTGTAATCCCCATAAACGGTATCATCATCTTTATATTTGAAAATGTTGTTTCTCGCCACATCATCGAGTTTATACGTTGTACGTCCGAAAACAGGCAACTTGGAACATACCTTTTCGCTCCAGTCATAGGCGTTCTTTTTGTTTTCGTGTAAATCGTTGAAAGATGCTACTGTAATTTGGCCTTTGCCTGACGCTATGACAAAAAGCCCAAGCATTTGGAATACCCCTTTCAGAAAATCAACCTGTTTCATGTCCGGCAAATTGGGCACTATAAACAATTTGCTACCGGGTTGTACTTCCTTGTCGAATGGTGTTATATCAAAAGAGCCATCAACCCTTGTTATGTCATAGGCACCAAGGTTCATAATACGAAACTGGTATTCTACGTTTCTGCCCAACATGTCGCTTTCAACGTCCCGTAAAACATAATCCATATAAAATAGTGCGCCATATCGTCCTATCGAATCCGGGTAAACGGACAAAGCTACTGATGATGGATCGTCTTTCCGGCATAGTGCTACATACATGCTCCGTATGTTTCCGGGTTGGGTCGAAGTGTTCAATACTATTCTTAATGTGCCGTTCAAACGAAGTGCGGAACCGTAGACTTTCGGAATGTATGTGGTAAATGTATCTTCAAACTGACCGGACAACATTCCGTAATCTGTATTATAATTGCTATCAATGTGAAGAATGGCCGAAGTATCCTCTTTTTCGTTGTAATTTGCAAAATCAAATTTACCCTTAAATAAATTTGTGTATTCCTCAGAACCATTTCTTGTTATCAAAGGAATAACGATTTCATCATTTATCAAACTATATACTTCGTCAGGGTAGAAAAATTGTATTTCGCTTTGTTGTTCTATGCGCCTCAATATCCACCCCAAATCAATTACAGGGTTCAAATATACAGTGGCGTCTCCATAATCTACCTCCGGCTGTGTCTTGCTACTAAATGCAGCCCAAGGGAGATAATCGACATCTATCGAATACGGCAAATCACGCAAATTCTTTTCTTTTATGCTTTCAAATCCATATAGCCCATTCCAGTTCAGACATATTTCCAACTGTTCTTCATCGTTAGCTAACAGGAAAACATCTGCATCCCTTACTATCTCTATCCCGTCACGCAACAATCTCCCGGAGTGTATTAGATAGGGGAAGTCGCTCTCACTGCTTGGAAGCACCGCACCGCCGATAATCCGCATGTTATTGGCAGTCTTGGGCAACTTGATGGTATAGCTGTAATTGCTGACAATCTTGCTTATGTCTGACAGCAAGTTACTACGGAAAGTAAGGTTTATACCACTTTCCGACATGTCTACACGTTGGTTGTTTATATATAGTTCGTCCCTCATAGTTTTTGTGAAATAAGTTCTGGCATTTCTATCTGAATCTCGAAATCCTGCAAATCAGAAGTGGATTGGGTGGAAGTCCCCTCTGATATATGAATTGGAATCCATTCATTCCCGTCCCATAAAGAAGGCAAAGGGGAGGATAAAAGCCCAAGTAACATGTCAAATGTCTCTTTGTCTACTAAGGGGGAACATACCTTGATTGTTTTGTGGGTTTCTTTGCCTTGGACACGGGTTATTCCATACACATCTAGAAAGGCTGTAGAATTTACTTTTGATTCTTCTCCTATGTCAGAAACCTTATATGAAATGTCACCGGGATTAAAGAGCCAATATTGGTAAAAGCCATGCCGGTCTATCCACCTGATGAAAATTCCGCAATCGGCATTGCTTATTTCGATGTTCAACACCAGATTATCAGTTATGGAAGTGAAGGTATAATCAAAGGTATAGTCAAAAATAGCTTTGTACTCTTCCATTAACAATATCGTAGCATGGTTTTGTGCTTTTGGAAAAGTACCATCTAAATCCAAATGCACAATACCGGGCGTTACATCAATCCCTTTAAGCGGTTCATTGTCACTTTGGGCTTGTACCGCGTTGTCAGAAGAATAAAAGCTGACTGTTTGAGGATAGTTTTTGAACCATATAACTTTCCGTCCGGAATTGAACGTTTCACCGATATTTATAACTCCCCAAATACATGTCATGGTAAAATTGAAATTACCTCCTTTGTCGAGACTGACATGTACCTCAATGTCCAAACTTGGAACCAGTTCTGTTTCTTTGACCGAGAAGAATAAACGGATGTATTCGCTTATGTCAAATTGCACATAACCACCAATCGTTTCCCTTTTATCTTGATAAGAAACGCTTTCCCTTTGAACCGTAACAGTTACTTCGTCGTCTGTTTTTCCTTGAATCCTAATCAAATTGCGGTTGAATGCAAATGAAATGGCATCAGGATAGGAAATTCCCCATCCGTCACTTATTATGTCCGTCCTCATTTTTTTGTATTTAAGTTTATGTGTTCAACTTCCTGCTCAAATAACAAACCTATTCTTCGGGTAATGCTATTCACAGTTTTTTCTATTTCCGGTGAGTAAATATCATTTCTCCCTCCTTCACGATATAACTTAGTACCTTCTGTTTTTATCTTGTGGGCTATTGCACCGGCCATGCTCATCAATCCCCTTTCTTGGGGCGTATATTTGGGCTTCCATCGTTCCGATGGCTTCCGTATATATTGTATTGGTGGCACGGATATGCCTTTGTCTATAATCCATTGCCGGATTATGCCGGTGAAGTTGTGGGGTGTCCTACCGGCACGCCGTCCCGTTTCCAAAGTCCCAAAAGGGAATCGTCCCCATAATATCCCACCGTTTTCCGTAAGTTCAACTTTGATGCTATCTTTTGTGCGTCCGCTTGCAACTTGTTTGGCCGCTACATGGTTGGCTATAATTCGGGAACGTAATGCCTCCAGTTCGTCACCGAGTATTTTCTGTACATCCGCACGGGTTACTGTCATTTCCATAAATTACCTCCTCTATGCTCTTTGACGGACACAGAACCAATCCTTTTGTCTCTTTTAATTGCACTTCAATAGTGACCCCGGCCACATTTACGTCAAGCCTGTCATAAAAGATGGAATACGGGATTTCCCCATAGACAGGTTCAAACAATCCGGATTTGTTCACCCTCATTATAAATTCTTGCGCGTATGCCTTGCATCGTTCCACCACGACATCTGCTTCTTCACCATCGAAATCCAAATCAACCTTGTCCATGAAGGCAAACAAACTATTAGGATAGTCCTTTATTTGTTGTTGGCCAAACTTCATGACCCCGCTTGCCGGAAGGACATTGAGCATGGCCGGTAATGCCGTGCTGTCAAGCTTCACATTTGCCGTTTGCCAGTTCTCAAATATGTATTGCACACATTTCATTTCACTTGCCACAAGCCTTATTTTATCCTCTATGGATTGAAAACCATCCGGTCTCCTGTATTTGCTTTCTTCTTTCATTTCCTTTTCTTCGTTATGATGTTACGTAATCTTCTTTCAAACTTCATCCGCTTTGTGTCCATGTCGAGGCACTTGTACACCCGAATCCATGGAACCTTTTCAACATCCACATGGTCTGGTATGTGCATGCGTGTGGCGTAATAGTCCAACAAGCCAAACATTCCAAACTTCAAATTCTCAATACCGGCCTGTTGTTCTTCAGGTGTAGGGGCGACACTTGCTTTTGAAAACAGCTTGTTAACCCGTTCCACTTCTTTTAAAACCCAGAAAGAAAATGATAGGACGGCCTGCACATCTTCGTTTAATATGGTTTCTTCACTGACCCCCAAAAGGATCTTACAAGGCAATATAAGAAAATCAGCATCATTGGAAATTGATTGCAACTCCATGAGTTTTCCCATTGTGATGTCATTAATAGTGTCAGGCTTGCTCACACCGCACACAAATTGCGATGGCTTGATTTCTTTTGCCATTCTGATAAGATTATCATAATCAGAAATAAACTCGCTTATATGCAAAAATTCACGTACTGTCATATCATAACTCAATATATCTTGAACGCGGTCGCCTGACAGGTTTCTTTTCTTTCAAATAATTCAGGGCTACATACCTGACCGCATCTAAGAGGTGGTCAAACTTTTTGATTGGTTCATTCAAGAACTCCCCCGTCATTTTGTTCTCTCTCCATTTGTAATTCCGTATCTCATAAATCAGATTCAGGCTCCTGCTCGTTATGTTGAGGTTGTACCTTTGAAGAATCTGGATACCGTTACGTACGGAATCCGCACCCTTTTCTGACGGTTCTATCCTCTTGATACCGTAATTGTATATTTCCGTGATACTTTTTTGTTCAGCACTGTCCGCAACTGTTGACCCGGGAAGGCCACGTAGTTCATCGGCTATCCTGTCATTCGTCATTCCACGCATGTAACAGCGTTCATCAAGCCATAATTCACCGTTCAACATGTACACGTCAACAATTCCGGTCGGGTTCACGGAGAAACCAAAGTCAAGCCCCCTTGCTACCAATTTAGCTTCCTCCGGTATGTCCGGTACTTGCTTCCATCTTGTGTATACAACCCCTTGCGGTCGGCCGGTCAATCCAAGGCCATAAACTTTCCACCAGTTTTCATCATCTTTATTGCTTTCTATTTCTGCAATCTGTTCCGCTGTAATAAATGGATTGTCTTTATAGGTTGAGTGAATCTCCACCGTGTTTGCTCTGGCTGATATTCCTTTTAGTTCATACCAAAACTCGCTGTCCGGGTTCCAATCAAGGAAGATACACTCACGAGTACGAATGCTTAACTGGCGGAATACTTCATAAGGAATACGGTTACACTCATTAATGAAAAGGATGTCCCGACCTGCTCCTTTTACCTTTCCCCAATCGTCTGCGGAATAGAAACGTATTTGCGACCCGGATTTGAATGTATACGTCTTGTCCGTCTGGTTGGATTCGTAATCAACACCCTCCACCAACATTTCCGCATCTATTATATTGGTGAAGTCTTGGATGGCACCACGTTTCAGATGTGGGATGGATTCAGAGATGATGTCTATCACCCTCTTCTTTTCAGAACTGAAAATGATAGTCAACAAAAGGGACACGACCGAGTATGTTTTCCCCGAACGCGAACCCCCTTTGTTGGCTATTATTCTGGCGTTATTCACGTATGCCGACAAGCTCTTTTCATATACTTTGGTCGCAATCATATACTACTTGTCTTTAAGCTTTTTCAATAGTTCCGCTGTTTCATCGTTGGATACAGTGATATTCAATCCCGTACTTACTTCGCCAGTATGCTCAACTTTAGAATCTTGACGGTTTTTCCATCTTTCCGGTGCTATGTTTGTTATCAAGAATATAGCAGCTCCGACATTCGGATCCACACGAATGTTCTTCTTCGTTTGCTTCACGATTTTAGGTGAGCCATTCACATCCTTGTATTCCGTCTGTGTCTGCGTATACTCGTATCCTTTGGCAGCGTTGGCGAGCGACTTCACGATGTCCGTTTCAAGCGAATCCTTAAACTTTTCCTTTGCTTTTTTTATTTCTTCCGAAAACTCTGATTTCGCCATCCAGTTATAATAGGTCACATCGTCAATACCCATGGCTTTGCAGAAGTCCATTAACTTAGCCCCTCCATACTCCATCAGGCCGTTTTCACGTACCCAATCGGCACAACGTTGTATCATTTCCTTGTTATATTTAGCCATGTTTCTCAGTTTTTATAGCGTGCCTTTCAGCCTGTGTAATCTTTTCGCCCTTGTACATACCCGCACCTAATTCATCAATTCGTGAAAAAGGAATTTCGGGCACTACTAAACGTTTTCGGTATGATTTATCTATAAAATAAATGTAACGAAGTTGGAATCCAGATAAAATTTGACCATTTACCGCTTCAACATACCGTTTGAAATTGAATCTACCACCCGTAATATCATAATAAGACTTTCCATTTAATTCTTTCCTTGGCGTAGTTGGATTACTTTCTAATGTCATTTTATGTATCTTCTCACCATTCGGAAGGACACACAAATTGAAATTCTCTTTTATTCCTGTAAGTACGAAATTAGAAGCACGATAAATCGTTCCATCACCACAAGAACAACCATCGGCAAAAGATATCACCCACTTTACCTGTGGCGCATTCTTCTTAATCATCCGTAATGTCTTACCGATGCAATAGCTTTCAGAATTTCGTGGCAAATAATCATCGAAAGCCATCCGATTTAATTCAAGAAATTCATTCCAACTTGTACCATCAACAATCTGCATTATCTTTTTCTTATCCAAGGACGGTCCAAATGAAAGCACTCCGTGTAATTTCCGGTCAAGAAAACATCCGAAATGCAAACAACTATTATTTACGACCTTACCCGAATAATGGTGTTTCCTCATAAAAGGATTGGCTATACTGCTTGGTATAACCTTTACAATTATTTCTTTTGCTCTGCCCATTGCCTTACAATTAAAAATAATGCGTTCCCATTCGCGTTTTCATTTCCGAATGTTTCCGTATACTTGTATGAATCTGTTTGTTTGATTTCGTCTATTGCCTGCCGTATCATATCAGCTTGTTCATCGGCAAATGTGAATGTCATTTGTTGAAAGGGCGATTTCTCTCCACTAGGTAAAGAGAAACCGTCCCCAAAATCATCCGGAGAGACACCCCAATCATCGGGTAAATCCACTCCCCAATCTTTCAATTTTTCTACATCCCACTCATTGGCAAGCATATCATAATCCCACTCCCCGTAAGGGGCATTATCTTTCATGGCGTATGCTTTTAGTTGCTCTATTGTTGCATTTTGCGGGATAATCTTGCATGGGGCTTCTTGGTATTCCAAATCCTGCAAGGCATTCAACCTCATGTTCCCGCCAATGGTGACATATTTTTCACCATGCTTGTACACCAATAGTTCCCTTAGTGAAAGCATTTCAGGGTTATCCATGATGTATTTTTTTAATTTCTCAAAATTCCCGTTCCGTATAAGTCTCGGGTTTGCGGGAAGTCCATTTATCTGACCTTGATTTTGTTCAATTTCAGATAAAGGAATCATTTCTGTTTGGATTAAATTTATTTTGCTCATAACAAAAAAATTATCATATACAAATATACAAAATAATTATTATATAATTATATCAATGTTGCAAATAATTATAATGTAATTATTTATCTGTTTTCTTGCGTTTCGTTTCATCGTGGTCGTCAAGGATGAGCTTGACAAATTTGTAAACTAAAGTCGTCAAGACCACGAACAATATGGTTACAGCTATGATTCTGAATAAAAGGTATTCTTCAAAAAGCCACGGAAAGGCTATGGCTGCGGACATGAACAAAACGGTTGCGGTTGCTGTTATTAGTTTATTTCTCATCGTTTAATACTTTTTATTTCCGTGTTTAAAACTCCTAAGTTCGTTGTAGCGCATCTTCTGCCCCACGTGCCACTCGATGTCTATTTCCTGTGCGGCGCAGAAAGAGAAGATTTCGTTCAGGACGGAATGTACATTGTCTTCCAACACATCGTCGTCCGTACATCCGCCCGTGATTTCCCTTGTGATGGAGAACATGGCTTCCGTGAACGGAATCCCTTCATAATCGAACGTATCGCTTTCTTCGTAATCGAAGTTTTCCAAATCGATTCTTTTCAGTCCGGCAAGGTCGAGCAGGCGTATCACGGCATCGGCAAGTTCGTCCTCGACCGTGTCTTTGATGTATTCGTCGAAAGCGACCTTGTAGGCATGTTCAGGGTCTTTTGTGAAACGCGATATGAAATCTTCAAACGGGTTCCTGAACGCGTGCATCCTTTTTCGGTCGGCTTCCAAGGCTTCCATCAGCTCGGATATGACCAGGCAGAGGCAATGTTCGTTACTGTATTCTTCTTCGTGCCAACCGTGTTCGCAGGCTGTCTTATAGGCACGGTCTCTCAGTTCGTTCAAGTTCATGGGTCAATCCTCCTTATTTTCATTTTTGATACTAATGAAACTATTATGGCTAAATGGAAAGGGAATACAGATAATGAGTATTACCGTACCGAGCCAATGGAAAAAGTCCTGAAATATAAATTCTAAGATTTCTAACATATTCATTCCTCCGTGTTAGGTAGTAAGTCTTCGATGTATGCCCAACGCTTCAAAACCAGATTACATATTCCGTTCATAAATGAGAATCCGCCACTTTGATAAAATTCACTGACGAGAAAAAAACTAAAATCCCCCTCTTTTACCTCTACGAGGCAGCTAGCGTGTTTTTCTTCAGGACGTTCGCTTGCATCATGCCACACGCTGTTGATGCGCCAGTCTGCACCCCATACAGCGGCTTTAGTATGTTCAAAAAACCTATCTACAAAACCCGGATTATTCGGGTCTGCTACAAACGCATTAGTATAAAGATGTTTCCTTATCTCCTGCTTGATGTCCTTTTTCATTTTCTTTTCTTGTTTAAATGTTTCCTGTACTTCAATGGTACAAATCTTTTCAGTTCGGGCAACGATGTGCTTACAAGGTACATCCATGCGTCCCAACGCATCCCGTCATGCCCTTTGGATGGTATCGAGCAATTCTGCCCGCTGCAAGTGCCGTTCTTTCCCTCTGCCTTGCATTTCATGCAGCACCCCTCGCACTCGGACGAGAGGTGGCAGAGGATGCCAGCAACGTTCTCGCCAACGACCCAAGAGGGCTGTATCTCCCGTATAGCCCGTAGCATTTGAGGCCAGAGGTAACGGTCATCGTCCGCTCCCTTTCGTTGTCCGGCAAGGCTGAAAGGTTGGCAAGGGAACCCTCCTGAAAGAACGTCGATTCTCCCCCTCCATGGGGTGAAATCGGTTTTTGTGATGTCTGCATAGTGCTCTGCATTTGGAAAATGGTGGTTTAAGATTCGTGTGCAAAATTCGTTTATCTCGCAATGGAAAACGTTTGTCCATCCCGTCCATTCGGCGGCAAGGTCAAAACCTCCAATCCCGCTGAACAAGCTGCCGTGTGTCAACTTCCTATCCATCGATTCCGAACTTAATCTTAATCAGGTTGATGATGGCTTTATATTGCTTCTCGTAGATTGTGCCTTTATGCGTCTCCTCTACTTTCTTCTCGAACTCCTCCAGGCTTCCACGAAAACAGCCACAGGTGATTTCGACTTTATTTCCCTTTGTCTTATAAGCATGCGTATGTCGGTTGCATGAACCGAAACAATCAAAGCCACAGTGCATGTGATTGTTCTCAACCCGAGCATTGCCGGACACCTGAGCTTTGCCGTACACCTGAGCATCGCCGTACACCCGAGCATTGCCGGACACCCGAGCATCGCCGTACACCCAAGCTTTGCCGTACACCTGAGCATCGCCGGACACCCAAGCTTTGCCGTACACCTGAGCATCGCCGTACACCTGAGCATTGCCGGACACCCGAGCATCGCCGTACACCCAAGCTTTGCCGTACACCTG